AAAGAATGAGCCAAAGCCAAAACCATTAAGTCCACCCTGCCCGGATTGGTTACCTAAAGAAGCTAAAGAATTTTGGAAAGCCGAATCTCCGAAGTATGAGAGGTTGGGTTTATTGACTGAAATAGACGGCGAAGAATTTGCCCGGTATTGTCTATTGACGATAAGGGCGCGACAGGCCGAAGCAAAAGTTGAAAAGAAAGGTTTGATGGTTCCCGGTGCTATTAAGGGAACGGAGGTCAAGAACCCTGCCGTGCAGATAGCGCGTGATTATAGTGCAGCGGCATCGAAGTTGGCTGATAAGTTTGGGATGAATCCGGCAAGTAGAAGGGGAATAGAAGTCAAACCAGACGACACCGGAAAGAGGAAGTCACTATTGAGCGGGTGAGGTAATGTATGATGCACAGAAAGCTGATAATGTTATAGATTTTGCGAGACAATATTTAAAGCACACGAAGGGACGCTGGCGGGGCGTTCCTTTTTCGATTCTACCCTGGCAGGAGCAGGCACTCCGCGACGTATTTGGAACCGTTAATGGAAATGGTTTTCGGCAATATACCACGGCATACCTTGAATTATGCAAAAAACAGGGTAAATCCGAGTTAGGGGCGGCAGTAGCTTTATATTGTTTAACTGCCGATGGTGAATGGGCGGCAGAAGTTTACGGGTGTGCAGCAGACAGGCAGCAGGCTTCGATTGTTTTCGATGTCGCTGTCGATATGGTTGACCAGGATGATGAATTAAGGGAAAAAATCAAACCAATAATTTCTCAAAAAAGGCTTGTATATTTACCGACGAAATCTTATTATCAGGTATTGTCTGCGGATGCTTATTCAAAACACGGTTTTAACGTGAGTGCTGTTATATTTGATGAATTACATGCACAACCGAACCGGGGCTTGTATGATGTTATGACTGAAGGTTCCGGGGATGCGAGGACACAGCCATTATTTTTTAATATTACAACTGCGGGTGATGACCCTGACCGTGAGAGTATAGGTTGGGAGATACATCAGTTAGCAGTTGACGTTTTGACTGGGCAGAAGGTTGATCCGACATTTTATGCCATGATTTACGGCATAGACAGGGAGAATAAAAGAATATGGACTGGCAGGGAATACCAGACTGTCGGTGAGGAAATAGATTGGGAAAGCGAGGAACTCTGGCGGTTGGTTAATCCTTCTATAGACCACACTGTCGGTATAGATAAGATAAGGAATCAATACACGCGGGCTAAAGGTAACTTACCCCGCGAAAAGAACTTCCGCTGGTTGAGATTAAATTCATGGGAAAAGATAAAAACTTCCCGGTGGTTGGGTTTGGACTTTTGGGATTTGTGCAAAGACAGTATCGACATTGAAAGACTACACGGGCGCGAGTGTTACGGCGGGTTGGACTTGTCGAGTAAAATAGACATGACCAGTTTTGTTTTGTTGTTTCCGCCTGATGATATAAATAAAAAGTGGATTATTTTGCCGTGGTTCTGGTTGCCCGAAGATAACTTAAAAGACAGGGTTAGCCATGACAAGGTTCCTTACGATATATGGCAGCAACAGGGATTTTTGAACACTACGCCGGGGAACGTGATTGACTATAAATTTATCGAGGAATTTATTATTGATTTAGCTGATAAATTCGATATAAAAGAGATTGGTTATGACCCCTGGAACGCCATGCAAACGGCAGTCAGGTTAGAAGACGAAGGAATGACTTTAGTTGAAGTCCGGCAGGGTGCAAAGAGTATGTCCCCGCCGATGAAAGAGATCGAACAACTGACAATGGGTAAAAAGATTATACACGGCGGGCATCCCATTCTAAGGTGGAACGTCGGTAATGTCTACGTAAAGATGGACGAGAATGAAAACATAAGACCAGTTAAGGGTAAAGGCACAGAGCGGATAGACGGGTTAGTGGCTATGGTTAACGCTATGAACCGGGGGATATTGCAAGAAAATCACGAATCTATTTATAATGAGCGCGGGTTGGCATCTATCTAAGGGGTGAACAAATGAATATACCTATCTTGTCAAACTGGCTAGAACGCCGGTCGCTGGCTAAGTTCGAAGAGTATATGGACTACATGGTGGACGGTGGAGTAGGAAAAGCCGGAGTAAATGTTACAGAAAAGACCGCCTTGACCGCTACGGCGGTTTTTGCATGTGTAAGGATATTATCAGAAACTATTGCATCGTTGCCCCTGCCAGTTTACCGGCGCATTGATGGTGGTGGCAAAAAACGTGCCCCTGAACATTCTAATTATAAAATATTGCACGATGCGCCTAACCCGTATATGACGGCCTTTAATTTTAAAGAATCGTTGATGGGGCACTTAGGAACGTGGGGTAATGCTTATGCCGAAAAGGTTATAAATGGCAGGGGGCGATTGGAACAACTCTGGCCTCTACGACCTGACAAGATGCGTGAAGTAAAGTATGAAAATGGCAAGCTATTATATGTTTATAATTTGCCCGATGGAACAGATAAGTTGTTCACTTCTGATAAAATTTTGCATATTGCTGGTTTGGGGTTTGACGGTATTGTCGGTTATTCGCCGATCAGGATGGCCCGTGAAGCTGTCGGGTTGGCGATGGCTACAGAAGAATATGGCGGCAGGTTTTTTGCGAATGGTGCAAAGCCGGGCGGGATATTGAGGCATCCAGGCAAATTAAAGGAAGGGGCGCGTGATAATCTAAGGAAGTCATGGAATGACATGCACAGGGGACTTTCTAATCAACACCGTATCGCTATTTTAGAGGAAGGTATGGATTATACACAAATAGGTATCCCGCCCGACGATGCGCAGTTTCTTCAGACAAGAAAATTTCAGTTGCAGGAGATAGCGAGAATTTATAGAGTGCCGCCGCATATGTTGGCAGATTTGGAAAGAGCGACGTTTAGCAATATTGAACACCAATCCATAGATTTTGTTGTGCATACTATTCGCCCCTGGTTGGTTAGATGGGAACAGGCCATAAAGCAAAAATTGTTCTTAGAACAAGAGAGGGATATATATTTTGCGGAATTTTTAGTTGATGGCTTGTTACGTGGTGATACTCAAAGCAGATTTGAAGCATATACAAAAGGTTTCCAGGTTGGCGGTTATAGTGTTAATGATATTTTGGAATTGGAGAACCGTAACCCGATCGGGTCGGAAGGTGATAAGCGATTTGTGCCGATGAACATGATACCGCTTGACCAGGTTGGCGAATTTGTGCCGAAGGCCAGCGGGAAGCCGGAAACAAAAGAACCCGAAGAAGATAGCCGGATGGAGCAACGTAACAGGGCCGCGCAGAACCGAAGTATGTTAACAAAAAGGTTTGAATCTGTTGTGTCTGATGCCGTGGCGAGAATTGTCAAAGGTGAGGCATCCGATGTTAAGCGGGCAGTTAAAAAACATTTTAAGGAACGGGATAGCACGGATTTTTACTTATGGATGGAGGAATATTACAAGAAACTACCAGACAGAGTGAAAAGAACCATGTTACCCGTATTTTATACACTAACAGAATTAATCCAGGTAGAAGCTGCAAAAGAAGTTAATGGGCAACCTTTAGATAATATGGCTGATTGGGTTGACGGATATGCAGATCGTTATGGCGTTGCATATGCGCAATCTTCGCATGGTCAGTTACGGGCACTTGTTCGCGATGCCCAGGCTGAAGGGTTAGACCCTGCCGAAGTTATAGTGGAAAGGGTTGAAGGTTGGGAAAATACACGGGCAGATAAAGCCGCCATGATTGAGAGTGTCAATTTAAGTAATGCTGCTGCAAAGGCAGTATTTGTCGCTTATGGAGTGACCCGGTTGAGGTGGGCTGCTGTCGGTAGTAAAACGTGTCCTTATTGTGAGGAAATGGACGGGCGCGTGGTGGGTATTGATAGCCCGTTTCTTGGTAAAAATGACAACCTTGAAAGTGAAGACGGACGGATGGCAATAAATAAACCTACTTTTAAGCCGCCACTCCATATAGGTTGTGTATGTCAAATAGTGCCAGAGTAGAGGTGATATTATGCAGATTAGTGTTGTTTGGGGGCCGCCTGCAAGTGGTAAATCAACTTATACCAGGGAAAAAAGGAGTAATAATAGCGTAACCTTTGATTTTGATATGTTGATGCGTGAAATTTCTGGTTTAGGGCCGCATGAAAAAAACAATAATTTAATCGGTTATTTGTTAGATATAAGAGAACAAATTATTAAGCGACTTAAAAGCGAAACGAAACTTGATGATGCCTGGATAATTGTAACCTGGGTAGATGATAAATTCCGTGATCAGTTTGCAGGATTGGAAGTTGAATATATCTTAATGGATAC